TAGCCCTTTTAGCTCAGCTGGTAGAGCAACTGATTTGTAATCAGTAGGTCGTCTGTTCGACTCGGACAAAGGGCACCAGAATTTATTATGTACGAATTGAAAGATTATTTAAAAGCTATAAACGAAACAAAAGTCAACCTTTTGGACACCACCGATACGGCTTGGCGTAAAAAGTACCCACCATACATCATTAATAAGTGTTTATCCATGTTTTGGGATACACTTCCACATGCCAATGAAATGAATGGTTATCACTTCTTGGACAAAGATATACAATTTACATTTTTACTAAATAGTATCAGACCAAAGAAACGGTTTGGAGGCAAGTGGATCAAACAACAAAAGCTGCATGATTTGGAATATGTTAAAGAGTATTATGGTTATAGTAATGAAAAGGCAAAACAAGCTTTACAAGTACTCTCAAAGGAACAGATAAATAGAATTAAAGAAGCCACATATAAAGGCGGGAGAAACAAATGAATGATGAAGTTAAGTGGTCGCAAGATAATATGTTAGAGGTCACTCTAACGCAACCAGACGATTTCCTAAAAGTCAGAGAAACACTAACAAGAATAGGTGTTGCAAGTAGAAAAGATAAAACTCTATTTCAATCGTGTCATATATTACACAAACAAGGAAAATATTACATAGTACATTTTAAAGAGTTATTTGCTTTAGACGGTAAGAAAGCAACTCTAATTAACAATGATATTCAACGTAGAAATACGATTGCAGTATTATTACAAGACTGGAATTTAATAGATATTGTTGATAAAGAGACAGCAACATCAAACAAAGCACCATTATCACAGATTAAAGTATTACCATTTAAAGAGAAAAAAGAGTGGATATTATCCGCTAAATATAACATAGGTAAGAAAATAGTTAAGGAAGAGAAACCTGATAATGCAGATACCAAAGTTTAGAGATTACATAACCGAACAGAATCCAGGCCGTAAAGATAAACCTATTACGGTTGCGATACTTACTATAAATGATTCAGATAAACCTAACAAGGATTCAACTGTTGAACTTATAGAAAAGGCGTGTAAAAAACAAAAGACTAAATGTGTTATAGTAAACACCAATAGTACAATCATCACAGGTAAAGACGAAGAAAAAAATACATTAACTGTCTATAATTATGACGGTAAAAATGGTGAGCATGAGTTTGTTGGTAAAGATACTGTTGTTATAACAAGAGGTGGTGCTTGTCAAGATGAAGCTGGCCTTTCTTTAATATCTGCCTTTCAAAATTCACAATCATTTATGTTAAACACAAGAGCAGCTATGCTGACTTGTGACAATAAATTAACATCAGCTTTACTATTTGAAAAGAATGGTATACCTACACCTAGAACTGCTTTTATATCTAACGAGAATAATATAAGAACAGGTTTAGATCAAATTGGTGGTAAGTTTCCACTTATCTTAAAGACATTAACAGGTACACAAGGTATCGGAGTAATTAAAATTGAAAGTTATGAGGGTCTTGTTGCAACTGTACAGGCTATGTGGAAATTAAATGCTGAACTATTAATACAAGAATTTATGGACGTTAAGTTTGATGTAAGAACTTTTGTATTAGATAACAAAATTATTGCAAGTACAAAAAGAATACACAGCTCATATGACTTTAGATCAAATACACATAGAGGCGCTGAGGCAATACCTTATATTTTAAGTGACGAAGAACACGAATTAGTTTTAAAAGCTTCAAGAGCTTCAAAAGCATATATGGTAGGAGTTGATCACATAGTAAACAATAAAAAACCATACATTTTAGAAATCAATGGTAGTCCAGGATCAGGTGCTGACTATCAAGGTTACCAATACAAAGATTATTATTCTGATCCAGAACCATCTGGTAGAATAGATGGAGAAAAAATGATGGAGTATCTTGTTGATTATATTCAAGATAGAAGTCATTGGGATAGACAATCACTTATAGAATGTGGTTGGTTAGAAACTGTTGATGTTTCAGATGTAGATAAAGTTAGAGCTAAGTTTGATAGTGGTAACGGATCAAAAGCATGTGCTTTACATGCCGATGAAATTTTATCAGATAAGAAAATTGTTAAATGGAAATATAATAATAAAACTTATGAGAAACCTAAATTTGGTGAAAGTAAAATCTTCAGAGCAAATGCAGATGATGAGCCTTCAGAAATTAGACCTACAATTTTATTAGATTTAACCTTTAATGGTTTTACCTATAAAGATGTAGAAGTAGGATTAGATAATAGACCAAGATCAGGATCAGATTTATTAATCAATAGAGATTTAATGAGACAAATGAATGTTAGTGTCAACCCTAATAGAACGTTTGTATTAAGTAAAAGACTAAAACCGGTTGACAAAGAACAAGACTAAAGCATTGCCATTTTGATGGTAATGTGTTATATTAAATAATACAATAGGAGATATTATGCAAGAAGTGAAAATATTAAGACTATCTACAGGCGAAGATGTAATTGCCAAGGTAGGAGAAAACGACCAAGGGGTAAGTTTAAAAAATCCATTCGTGATTATACCTCAACAAAGAGGTCCAGGACAACCAATACAATTAATGATGTCGCTGTACAATGCCTTTGGTAAAAAGGATACTGTCACTATATCTAAAGAGAAAATAGTTTTTATGACAGAACCTAAAGACGAAATAAGAACATCTTACGAACAAAACACAAGCTCAATTATAACAAAGAACCAGAAATTAATAACTGAAGCAACGTGATAACAGTAAACTTTATTAGGACAAATAATGAAAAAGTCCAAGTAAAGGTGCCTGTTGGTTTCACTATAATGGAGGCCGCTAAAGAGGCATGCTTGGAGGAAATTCCTGCTAGTTGTGGTGGGTGTTGTGCTTGTGGTACATGTCACTTATACGTAGGCAATGCCTGGATTGACAAACTAGGTGAAATAGATTATAATAGTACAGAGCAATCAATATTAGAATATGAAAAGAGTTATAAGAAAGGTATTAGTAGATTGAGTTGCCAGATTTCTTTAACAAAAGAACTTGATGGAATAACTTTACATTTATTAGATGATGAACTTTTATAAATCAGTAATTGAACACAAAGGTAAACTTCTAGTTAGAGGTATACATGATGGCAAAGACTATAAAGAAAAGATAGACTTTACTCCTACTCTATATTCATTAACAAAATCTCCAACAAAATTTAAAACTTTAGATGGTAGAAATCTAAACCCTATAAAATTTAAAAACATCAATGACGCTAGAAGATTTAGACGTGATGTAGCAACTCAAAACTCTCCTATCTATGGTCTAGAGAGATTTCATTATCAATATATAAACGATCAATTTCCTGATAAGATTAATTGGGATAAAAAGTATATTAAAATATTTACAATAGATATAGAAACTACTTGTGAAGAAGGCTTTCCAGATGTAGAAAATCCTATAGAAGAATTACTTTGTATTACAGTTAAAAATCAAACTAACAAACAAATATTAACATGGGGAACTGGTGACTATCATACAGATAGGACAGATGTGACTTATGTAAAATGTAAAACTGAACAACATTTAATAATGGAGTTTATGAAATTCTGGTTAAAGAATTATCCAGATGTTATCACAGGTTGGAATACTAAATTCTTTGACTTGCCTTATTTGATGAATAGAATTAAATTGGTTGCAAATGAAAAAGCTGCAAGCAAGATGTCGCCTTGGAACATGGTTGAAAAAAATGAAATTATGGTAAGAGGTAGACCACAAATAACATATACTTTAAAAGGTATTGTGATGTTAGATTATCTTGATTGTTATAGATGGTTTATACCAACAAGACAAGAAAGTTATAAACTAAATTATATTGGTGAGATAGAACTTGGTCAAACGAAATTTGAAAATCCATTTGAAACATTTAAAGATTTCTATACAAAAGACTTTCAAAAATTTATTGATTATAACATACAAGACGTTGAAATTGTTGACGCATTGGAAGATAAACTTGGTCTAATTGAATTGGCATTAACTGTTGCATATGAATCTAAAGTAAACTATGATGATATATTTTCACAAGTAAGAGTGTGGGATACTTTGATTGCTAATCATTTATTGTCAAAAAATATATGTATACCACCAAGAGAAGAACATGATAAAGATACAAAATACGAAGGCGCTTATGTAAAAGACCCTAAAGTAGGTCAGCATAAGTGGGTATGTTCTTTTGATATTAACTCACTATATCCACATATCATTATACAATACAATATTTCGCCAGAGAAAATAATAGGCCATGACGGATCAGGTATATCTGTAAACAAAATGTTAAAAGGTAAAGTGGATTTATCTCATTTAAAAAATGAGAACGCATGTATAACACCTAACGGTGCAAAATTTAAAAACGATAGTCAAGGTTTCTTACCTGAAATGATGGAAACAATGTACAATGAACGTGTCGTTTATAAGAAACGTATGTTAAAGGCAAAGAAACAAAATGAATTAACACCAACACCAGAATTACAAAAAGAAATTGCAAGATGTCATAATATTCAGTGGGCAAGAAAGATTGCCTTGAACTCAGCTTATGGTGCAGTTGGTAACCAATACTTTAGATTTTATGATGTAAGACAAGCAAGTGGTATTACAACAGCAGGTCAATTTATTATTAGATTTATTGAAGAAAAAGTTAATAGTTATATGAATAAGATTTTAGAAACAGACCAAGATTATATTGTGGCCTCTGATACAGATAGTATCTATGTGACATTGGATAAACTTGTAGAAAAAACTTGTAAGGATAAAAACAATGAACAAATATGTAATTTTATTGATAAGGTTGTTGGTAGTAGAATAGAACCATATATTGAAAAATGTTTTGATGAACTATCTGAATATTCAAATGCATTTAAAAATTGTATGGTAATGAAACGAGAAGTAATCGCCAACAAAGGTATATGGGTTGCAAAGAAAAGATATATGTTAAACGTATTAGATGATGAAGGAGTTAGATTATCGGAACCTAAATTAAAAATTATGGGTATTGAGGCAGTTAAGTCTTCAACACCACAAGTTTGTAGAGGTAAAATTAAAGAGGCAATTAAAATTATTATGAATAAAGATGAAGATACTTTACAGAAATTTATTGCTGATTTTAAAACAGAGTTTGAAGAACTACCACCAGAGGCAATTGCTTTTCCTAGATCATGTAATAATATTCACAAGTATAGAAACCCAGCGACAATATTCAGTAAAGGAACACCAATACATGTAAAAGGTTCTCTAATATATAATCATAAGTTAAGAGAAATGAAATTACAAAACAAATATCCTTACATACAAGAGGGTGATAAGATTAAATTTATAAAACTAATTGAGGCAAATCCATTTAGATTTGATGTCATTAGTTATATTACAACTCTTCCACAAGAGTTTGATTTATTAAAATATATAGACCGTGAAACACAATTTGAAAAAACATTCCTTGATCCTATGAGATTTATATTACAATCTATAGGCTGGTCACAAGAGAAGAAAGCAAGTTTGGAGGCATTTTTTGGATGAAAAAATTTAAAGACAACTTAAACGACTTTTTTAAATGGGTTAAAGGTACAGAGTTAGTTGAACTAGACGACATAGATGTAGCTGAGGATCCTGTAAGACCTGAATTAACTTTAGGTTTTAGAATTACACATGGTAGAAAGATATTAGGACTAAAATTCAATGACGAGATTGAGGCAATAGTTTGTGTTGCAATATGTCCTGAAGTACCATATACAGTTAGAGAAATGGATTACATGTCAAGAACTAAAGACGGTAAAATTGTAATAGCATATACTGTATGGTCAAGAAAACGTGGTGCAGGTAAAGAAATTATTAATAAATTAGGTGAGTGGGTGATTAAAAATGAGTACGAAAGATTGGTAACATTATCTCCATTAACACCAATGGCTACACACTTTCATATTAGAAATGGTGCCAAGCAAGTACATATAAACGATGAAACTCAAAATTTTGAATACAAGTTAAAATGATTATGTTAAAAACATTAGATATATCTTTCATACTATTAATTACCTTACATTGGGCATTTTCTATAGGTATGTTGGTAGCAATAAAAACTGATTGGTCTATACCAAGATTTATTTTGATGTTAATTTTAACAAGGTATTTAATTATGAGTTATGGATATTAAAAAGAAATACAATATAATATACGCCGATCCTCCGTGGCACTTCCAAAATTATAATAATGAAAGTGCTCAAACTAATCCAGAGAATCATTATCCAACAATGACTATGAAAGACATAGAGAACTTACCAGTTGGAGATATTGCAGATAAAGATTGTGTATTGTTTATGTGGTGTACCGACCCTTTACTACACAAACAAATACCATTGGTAGAGAAGTGGGGATTTGAGTACAAGACCGTAGGTTTCACGTGGGTGAAGACGAATAAGAATCGAATCAAGAATTATTTTTTTAAAGGTCCAGGTTATTGGACAAGAGCCAATACAGAGACTTGTATACTTGCAACAAAGGGTAAACCAAAACGTATTGGTGCTAACGTAGATAGATTGGTTGTAAGTGAACGTAGAGAACATAGTAGAAAACCAGATAGAATTAGAGACGATATAGTTAAATTATGTGGAGATTTACCACGTATAGAATTATTTGCTAGAACTTCTATGCCTGGTTGGGACGTATGGGGAAACCAGGTTGACAAATTTACTATTTAATGATAGGATAAACGTATGAAAACCAAAAATTTGACAAGTGACCAAGCATTGCATTGTGCTGGTATATTTAATAATTACTTTGAAAAGTTTGGTCGTATAGATGAATATATGAGAGATCAAAAGTTATCTCAAATAGAAAATGTACCAACGGCTTTGCCTGGTATGGGTTTAGAAAGTACCATATATTCTAATTTTGATATGTCACCTAAAGATATGGAGTTTGAAATATTGGAACCTGATAATGAAACATATGATACATTATTAAATATGACTTCTTCTCATACTAATATGTCAAGTGTACCTGGTAAAAATTTAAAGATTGCAGTAAAAGAAAAGAATACTAATCAGTGGGTAGGATTTATAAGATGTGGTTCTCCAGTTATAAACATGAAACCAAGAAACGAATTATTAACTCACGTACCAGAATTAGTAAGTTTTAATAAAACATCTATAATGGGATTTGTAATAGTACCAACTCAACCATTTGGTTTTAATTATCTAGGTGGTAAACTATTAGCCGCTATATGTTGTAGTCATACTATTAGAGAAAAATTAAATAAAAAATATGGCATGAACTTATCATTATTTGAAACAACAAGTTTATATGGTAATAGTAAATCATCAAGTCAATATGATGGTATGAAACCATATTTAAGATACAAAGGATTAACTGATAGTGATTTTATACCTTTGATACATGGTAAACCTTTCCATGATCTTGCAACGTTTATTGATAGTGCTGTAGGTAAACTTGTTAAAGATGACGCCTCTAGTAGAAAACTAAAACTAACAACGGCCATTATTGGTTTAATAAAAAGAAGTTTAAATGGTAGTGATCTACAAAGATTTAATACAACTATAAGTAATGCTAAGAAATTAACTGAAAGAAAAAGATACTATGTTAGTGACTATGGTATCAAGAACTATCTAGATATAGTAAAAGATAATACAAAAGAAGTAGTTAAAGGAGAGAATTGGGATAAATTCCACCTAAATAATATCATAGATTGGTGGAAGAAGAAAGCTGAATCTCGTTATAATAAACTTAAAGAAGACAAAAGATTAAGAACTGAATTAGAAATATGGACACCAGAAGCAAAGATAGATATAATAAGATAACGTCTATGGCAATATCAGAAAAGTCGTATAACGAATTAAAGGAATATTGGGACTTCCAAAGAATCAAGGAGTACAATTGGGAAAAGATATGTGAAATAGTGGACGAGATTGAAGATAAGTTTGCTTTTACACATGGTAAATCTGGTCTAGAATTAAAAGAAAATCTATGGAATAAGATACACCAAGATGAGTATGAAATGCCACCAAAAGGTTGGGTACCAAAAGATACAAAGTGGAGATTATGGTATGAGGGTGAGCCTAAACCGTGGTTAATAAAAAGAGAAATAAAGAAGTATCAAGCTTGACAATATTAATGAGATATGTTATAGTGAATAATAATTAAGGAGACAATATGAGTGATTTTTTAAAAGATATAATAAAAGAGAGTGGAAATGAATATGCAGGTTTAGTTAGTGATGGAATAGATAGTGCTGATGTTACCAGTTTTATAGACACAGGCTCTTATTCTTTTAATGCTTTACTATCAGGAAGTATTCATGGTGGATTACCATCAAACAAAATTACAGCAATCGCTGGAGAAGCTGCGACAGGAAAGACTTTCTTTGCATTAGGAATTGTAAAGAATTTTTTAGACAAAGATAAAGAGGCAGGTGTCATTTACTTTGAATCAGAAAGTGCCGTATCAAAAGACATGATTGAAAGTCGTGGTGTAGACGGTAAGAGAATGGTTGTAGTACCAGTTGCTACAGTACAAGAATTTAGAAATCAATCAATAAAAATTATAGACAAATATTTAGAACAACCAGAGGCGAAAAGAAAGCCTATGATGTTTGTATTAGATAGTTTAGGTATGTTATCTACTACAAAAGAAATGGAAGACACAGCCGCTGGTAAAGAAACAAGAGATATGACTAGATCACAAATAGTCAAATCTACTTTCAGAGTTTTAACTTTAAAATTAGGTAAAGCAAATATACCTATGATAATGACCAATCACACCTACGATGTTATTGGTTCTATGTTCCCTCAAAAAGAAATGGGAGGTGGTTCAGGATTGAAATACGCTGCCTCATCAATCATCTATTTAAGTAAACGTAAAGAAAAAGACGGTACCGAAGTAGTTGGTAATATTATTCATTGTAAAAATTACAAATCTAGATTAACAAAAGAGAACGCTATGATAGACGTTAAATTAACCTACAAACACGGACTTGATAAACATTATGGTCTTTTGGATATGGCTGAAGCAGCTGGTATCTTTAAGAAAGTATCAACTCGTTTTGAAACACCACAAGGTAAGGTGTTTGGTAAATCTATCAATGACGATCCAGAAAAGTATTTTACAAAGGAGATATTACAACAAATAGATGAATACGCCAACAAAAAATTCCGATACGGATCAGACGAAGAATAAAAAACGTTATATCTATGCACAAAAAACAGGTGCAGATTACACGGCTATAAAATTACTTGAAGACAAATACAGAAATGTAATCTACAAGTATGGTAAAGTTGCCTTTGCAAAAGAGGAAGATGATAAAGGACAATTGCCAATGAAGTTTGATTATGATATATTAACTAATCCCGAAGACAAAGATATAGAAAATCAGGAATTTGTAGATTACATAGGTGACATACTTATTGAAGTAATGGAAGAACAACTGAACGCAGGCAAGGTAGAATTTACCAATGAATAACGAAAGAATAGAAGTCACAATATTAAGAAACTTAATGTACAATGAGCCGTACATGAGAAAATCTATACCATTTTTAAAAGACATATACTTTTCCAAAAGGGAAGAACATATTTTATTTGGAGAAATATATAATTTCATATCAAAATATAATAATCTACCTACTAAAGAAACTATTTTAGTTGAAATGGGTCATAGAAAAGACCTGAACGATGATGAAGTAAGATCGGTAAAAGAAGTATTAGAAGTATTAAATCCTGAAGATGTTGACCAGAATTGGCTAATAGATACAACAGAAAAATTTTGTAAAGATCGTGCCGTTCATAATGCAGTATTAGAGGGTATTAAAATATTAGATAAGAAAGATAGTAAGAGAACACCAGAGGCAATACCAAGTATATTGGCTGACGCTTTGGCAGTATCATTTGACAATCATATTGGTCACGATTATTTAAATGACAGTGATGATAGATATCAATGGTATCATACTAAAGAGAAAAAATTCCAATTTGATTTAAGTTATTTCAATAAGATTACAAAAGGTGGTGTACCAAGTAAGACTTTAAATATTGCTCTTGCAGGTACAGGTGTTGGTAAATCTTTGTTTATGTGTCACGTAGCTTCTAGTTTCCTTGCACAAGGAAAAAATGTATTGTATATTACTTTAGAAATGGCAGAGGAAAGAATTGCAGAAAGAATAGACGCTAACTTATTAGATGTTACCATGGACGATTTACATTCTATACCAAAAGATATGTACAATGACAGATTAAAAAAGGTACAAGACAAGACTAAAGGTCAATTAATTATTAAAGAATATCCAACGGCGTCTGCTCATAGTGGACATTTTAGAGCATTATTAAATGAACTTGCATTAAAGAAATCTTTTAAACCACAAGTATTGTTTATAGATTATTTAAACATATGTGCTTCAAGTAGATTTAAAGGTGGTAATATATCATCATACTTTTATATTAAGGCTATCGCTGAAGAATTAAGAGGTCTAGCAGTAGAGTTTGATCTACCTATTTTCAGTGCTACACAAACAACTAGAACTGGTTATACAAGTACAGATATTGGTTTAGAAGATACAGCAGAGTCTTTTGGTTTACCAGCAACGGCTGACTTTATGTTTGCTCTACAATCAAACGATGAACTAGAACAACTAGGGCAGATGAAAGTAAAACAATTAAAGAATAGATATAATGATCCTTCTTTTCATAGATCATTTATTCTTGGTGTAGATAGAGCCAAAATGAGATTGTATGATGTAGAAAATACAGCTCAAAATATAGTAGATAAAGGAACTGAAACAAAAAAGGAAGTAAATCCTTATGATAAGTTTTCAGATTTTAAAGTATAATGCCTAAAGTACAAAAAGTAAGATTTAGCAGAAACGATAGAAGACCAAAGTCTGATAAAGATTATGATAAATTACACTACAGTAAAAAGATGGTCAAAAGAGGCCGTAAAATATTATGGCAAGTTAAAGAAAAACCTACCAATAATGTGGTAGCAACATATTTCTTTGAGGAAGACGCAGACAGATTAGTTAAATTTCAAAACAAACATAAGGTTTGGGAAATGAATGGTGGGATTCCTAGATTTTTATGGGTAGATAACAGATAATTTACTTGCCTCTTTCTTATAAATATGTTATGAGAGAGATATATGGCATATAATTTAGCAACAGTTTCAACGTTAACTCAACACGTACCATCTAATATAAAGAGTGATTTTACATCTTTATTAAAACTAATGGTAGAGGGCGCCTATTATGGCGATGATTCTCCTGTCACAAAGTCTAAAGTATATACAGTTAAAGTATCTCCAGACAATCTAAAAAAAGTCTTACCTACATTAAAGAAAAAATATACAGCAAAAGTTAAATCAGGTGCTAAACTATCTGCTGACTTTATAGTACAAGATTATAAAATAAAATTTATAGAGACAGGTAAAAAATCTGTAGGACAACTAGACGCACAAGTCACAGCAAAACAAGAAAGAGCCTCACTTTGGATTATTAAAAGATCATTAAAAGATAAGATTAACTATAAATGTCCTGAAGATATATCTAAAGACAAGAAATATAAAGAACTAGTGGCAATATATCCAGATGTTATGGAAGCTGGTTGGTTAGATAATTTTTATGCACAACAAAAAAAAATATTAGAAGTGTTTAGAGGTAAATCATGGACAGAATATAACAGAGACGGTGGTTTTATGGATTATATTTCTAACTTAATAAGAGATAAGTTTAAGATTTCAAAAAAAGATAGTTGGAACCCTGCTGACATATGGTTGATTAAAAATGAAAACAATGTTAGACAAAATATTAATGCTGCTATGAAAGGTAACTCTGTATCTATATCTAAATTAAATGATGTGATGAAAACTTTATATAGTCAATATAAATTGGCAGGTATATCATTAAAAAAGATTTCAGGTAAAGAGGCAAAATATGAGGAAGTAAATACTAAAAATGCATTAATGAGAGACAGTAAGTTTGTAATGAAGTTAGATAGATCAGTTATGAAAATGGGTAACAAGTCAGATAAAACTTTAGTGTCTGCTGATATGAGAATAGATATAAAATCTGCTAACGATGTTTGCGAGTTTCAAGTTAGACAAAACGGAAAAGGATTTAATCAAAATTTAAAATGGGATGGTAAATTTAAAGGTGCTGGTGCAGCTCGTATAGGTAAAGTACCAGTAGATTTATTAACAAGATTAATGGCAGAGTATGGTATAGGAAATAATAGTAAATTATTCTTTGTGAATAATCATAATCTATATCCTAAATCATTGGCTGCTTTTGATAAGGTCAAGTCAGTTTACCTAAAACGATTTAAATTGGTCAATAGATATACAGATACAGGTATTTCAGACAGTAAATTTATTGAAACTATGATAAAGTCATACAATAGTAATGACTTAAAGAACGGAGTATCACATACTAAACTAATGGAATTGGATTTTTTGCATGTAATATACTCTATACCACCAGCAAAAAGAAACAAAATGTTGACGGATATGGTATTTTTAGCAGAGAAAAGAGGGTCACAATTTGGTCCTTTTGGCAAGTTATACTAGTATAAATAGTGGTAACTTGCTTTATTGAATGAGAGAGTGAATTAATTTATGGATAAAATGAGAAAGATATGTTTAATTTTAAAGGTTTCATAACAAAGGAAAAGAACACACATTTAGAACATCTAGAAGATGATATAATCAATAGAGGTTCCAGAGGTGGAGATAATGCTGTAAAATTTCTAAAATCAATTAGAAATATGTTAGCAGGGTCCTCTGGTGGTAAAGTTAACATGTCTGTTAAGTGGGACGGAGCTCCTGCTATTGTATGTGGAATAAATCCAGAAAACGGTAAATTCTTTGTTGGTACTAAATCAGTATTCAACGTCAAACCAAAAATCAATTATACACCAGGAGATATTATGAGTAATCATAGTGGACCTGTTGCAGATAAATTACTAGTCTGTTTAAGAGAATTAAAAAAATTAAGAATAAGAGGTATCTACCAAGGAGATTTACTCTTTACAAATGATACTAAAATACAAGTCATAGATGGAGAGTCTATGATATCTTTCACACCAAACACAATCACATATGCAACACCAGTAAACTCTACTCTAGGTAAAAAGATTAGAAGAGCAAGAATGGGAATAGTATTTCATACAAGTTATACAGGTAAAGATATGAAAAGTTTAGGTGCTGGTTTTGGTACAATATCTGGTAGATCAGGATCATCGGCAGTATTTTTAGCAAGTGCTGGATATACTGATACTTCCGGTTCATCTACATTTACTAGTGGAGAGTTGGCAAGATTTGATGGTTTAATTAGAATGGCTGAAGGCTCTTTAGGTAAAGCTTCATCTATACTAAATGAAATGTCAAGATCAAATGATTCATTGTCAGTAGGTTTTAGATTGAAGGCTTTCTTTAATCATTATATTAGAAACACACAAGGTCATATGGGTAAGGTTAAACAATTACAAGGTATGTTTAGAGATTACTATGAGAATATTTTAACGGAAGAAATAGCAAATAGAAAAACACCAAAAGGTAAACAAAAGTATATAGACCTATTAAATACTAATTTAAAATGGATTGATAGAAATGACAATGCATTATATTTTGCTATAGCTTCTCACGTAAGTTTAGGTAATGCAAAGAACTTTTTAATATCTAAACTATCACAAATACAAAGTATAGGTCACTTTATTAGAACATCAAATGGTTACAGAGTAACCAATCCAGAGGGTTATGTTGCAGTAAACAGATCAGCTGGTGCAATAAAATTAGTAGACAGATTAGAATTTAGTAGATCAAACTTTACTATTGCTAAAGATTGGGTAAAAGGATAATGATAGGATTTAAAGATTACATATTCAAATTTTTAGAAGAAGCTAGACAACCAAAAATTATTTTAATTGGTGGTCCAGGTAGTGGTAAATCTACATATGCAAAATTTATAACAAAAGAATTTAATATACCACACATATACCCAGGTGAACTATTAAGAAAAGAGAAAGCAAAAGGTGGTGAAATGGCCAAAAGATTATCTAATTTAGGTAAGGGTCACTTTGCTCCAAATGATATAGTTTTAAAACTTGTATTTGACGCCGTTGACAAAGCAGATGGTTTTGTATTTGATGGCTTTCCAAGATATATGCAACAAGTTAGAGACATGGAAAAGAAAGGTATTACTATAGATAATGTGGTATTTTTAGATGTAAGTCAGGAAGAAGTTATCAAAAGACTAACTGCTAGAGGCAGAGTTGATGATAAACCTGATGTAATTAAAAACAGAATTGCCTTATATAAAAAAGAAACTGGTCCTGTAATAGAATATTATAGAGATAAACCAGGTTTTGTATCTATTAAAGCTGAGGGCGATACGCCAGAGAACATAGCTAAAGAGATAATAAATAAGGTAAAAAACAAATAATGGAAAAGGAGATAATTTATACTATGAGTGAAGGAGAAACATTAAAATTTCCAGTACCGGAAGGTACGGAAGATAACAGCATTGATGGTTTAACAACAACTGTTGATGTTTTAAATGCAGTAAAAGATAACATTGGTAAAGATAACGACAAGGCAGTTGAATTGATTGACCAATTACTAAACAGCGGAAGTGGTGCATTTTCACCACAAGGCAAGGAAGAATAGGAGACATAATGTATATAAAAGGTGGAATGAAAAAACTATCAAAGGCAATAGCAAAATCGGCTAAGACACAAATGGATGCTGAGATTGCTAAAGCAGAAAAAGAGGAAAAAGAAATGATGGCTGAAATAGATAACCTAGATACAACAAATCCTCCTGTATTAGGTGATGAAGGCGTAGATAATATGTCTGTAAAAGAAAAATTAGGAACATGGACTCATAATTTTTCACAATTAGAGGATAGAGAAAAGTTTTATTACATGCTTGAACAAGGCAGAGGTATAGTAGAACTTGACGAAAAGAAAAGAGTAAACGGATATAGAGTATACGGCTGTGTTAGCCAAGTATGGGTATTACCGTCATTAAAAGATGAGAAAATGATCTTTGAAATAGACGCTGACTCTCACGAGGCTAGAGGTGTATGTTATATTCTTAAATCTATTTTTTCAGGAGGAACACCATCTGAAATTTTAGAAGTAACAGACGATCAAATAGTTGACATAGGTTTCTATCAAATATTAACACCAAAAAGACGAGACGGTCTTTTCGCAGTAGTTAATGCTATAAGAACTTACGCCAAAGATATGGTTGAAATGTTGGAAGAAGCGGCTAAAGCACAAGAGTAATGAAGAACTTAAAAGAAGTACAAGCATTTTTAAATGAGGGTGTCTATGATAAAGGCATTTTCAAAGCTTTCTTCTTGGCAGGTGGTCCTGGTTCAGGTAAATCATTTGTCACTCAAGCCGCTTTTGCTGGCGTAGGATTAAAAATAGTAAACTCTGATACAATCTTTGAAAGAGGATTATTAAAAGCAAACCTATCTTTAAAAATGCCAGACGAAGAAGAATATTTTAGAAACGCAGTACGAGACAGAGCAAAACTTACAGCAGGTTCTCAATTAGATACCTATGTTAAAGGAAGATTAGGTCTTGTTATTGACGCAACTGGTCGTGATAAATCTATAATCAGCAGACAACATTCTATGTTGAAAGCATTAGGTTATGATTGTTATATGATTTTTGTAAACACAAGTTTAGATGTGGCTATAGAAAGAAACAAAACAAGAACAAGATCAATACCAGAATATATTGTAAAGAATAGTTGGAACAAAGTACAGTCTAATATGGGTGCCTTTCAAGCCGTATTCGGACCACAAAACTTATTAATTATTGATAATAATAGAACAGAAAAAGAATTGGTAACCAATACTATTCAGACTGCTTCAAAATATATTAGAAGACAACTTAATAGAAATCCAAATAACTATCTAGCTAAACAATGGATAGCAAAAGAATTGCAGGCAAAGAAAAGATGATTAAAAATTTTAAAGAATTTGTCATAAAAGAAAGTATCATAGATATACCACGTAGAACATATGCGCCTGGTGTATTTGATAAGGCTGATACTAAAGACCCTAAAATTAAACCTAGTGTTAAAAAACAAATACAAGATCAGATTAAAGAATTTGAAAAAGAATATCCTGTTATTAAGATAGCATTAATAGGATCAATACTAACAAAGAGATATAGAAATGACGCTGACCTTGACATTAATGTATTGTTTGATGTACCAAAAGAAAAACAAGAAGATGAAAGACTAGCACTATCTAAAAAGTATTTGTCAGCGAGTAATCCTGATAACATACAAGGCGAATTAATACCAGGTACTAAACACCCAATCAACTACTATTTTATAACAGATCAAAAAACATATGACGATCAAAATAAAAAAGCAGACGCAGTGTTTGATATAGAGAACGATAAGTTTATTAAAAGACCAGAAGATTTTACTTTTGATACAAACTTATACGTAAAAGAATTTGAAAGAAAAGTACAAGAATTAGATGTAGTTAAAGGCGAATTAAAAAGAGACATAATAGATTACCATGAATTAGTTGAATTACAACCAGATGATATTTTAAATCTACAAGAAAAAATTAATGAGAAGTTGGAAGAAATAGAAGACAGTATTAAACAGATAGTAAAAGTAGGTGACGGAGTTGACGCAGATAGAAGAGCTGCATTTGCTGGTGATATGAATCCAGATGAGATAAGAAAATACGGTATTAAAAATAGATTACCTAAAAATGTTATCTATAAGATGTTAGAAAAATACCACTACTTAAAATTCTACAAAAAATGTAAAGAAGTTTTAGAAGACGGTAAAGTTACCGATGATGAAATTAAATCTTTAACTAAAGAACAAATAGATGAAATGAATTTAGAATCTATTGCTAGTTCCTGGAATGATTTAATTAGAAGAACAATCAAAGCACCTCAAATGAAAGCAGGTGTACAACTATATTTAAAATATTTAAGACAAGGTATGAAAGACGCCAAGAATAAGGCAGCTCAACATGCTGGTATAGATTACAATGAATTTGGTAAAGCAGTAAGAGACGCTGGCTTACCTGAAGAAGTGACGGAAGAATTAAGAAGACCAAGAAAATCAATTGCGTTTACTTTTGGTAGATTTAATCCACCAACTATAGGCCATGAAAAACTTATTAGAAAAGTTAAATCAGTAAGAGCAAATGCTCATAAAATTTATTTAAGTAGAAGTGAAGACAGTAAGAAAAATCCATTATCGCCTAGTAAGAAACTAGCATATATGAAAAAGATGTTTCCTTCTCACGCAAAAGATATAGAGATTAATAGAACAAACATGATACTAGATATTGCTACTAGTTTATACAACAAAGGATATACAGAGGTCTTTATGGTTGTAGGTAGTGATAGAGTAAGAGAGTTTGATCAAATACTAAACAAATATAATGATGTTAAATCAAGACATGGTTATTATAACTTTGATAATATCAATGTGTTATCAGCAGGCGAAAGGGATCCAGACGCAGAGGGAGCTTCAGGTATGAGTGCAAGTAAGATGAGAGCTGCAGCTGCCAAAGATGATATAGGTTCTTTCAAAAGAGGGTTACCTAGTGGTGTAAACGCTGCTGACCTAATGAAAGATGTTAGAAAAGGTATGAGACTAGCCGCTTCAGTTAATCATCATTTAGGTTATGGTAATAAACCAATGTTAAGTATGGAAGAATATGGACAACAACAGATTAGAGACCTTTATTTAAGAGATATGATATTCAATATCGGAGAAAAGGTAGATTACACTAAACAAGATATACAAGGTACAGTTAAAAGAAAAGGTACAAATTATATTGTACTAGAAGATAATAGAAACAATTTACACAAAGCATGGATATGGGATTGTGTACCAATCGCCAGTGATAAAGAGGTTGCAGTTAGAGAACATAATTTAAATGTAGACTATGGCTTTGAGGGTGTATCTGAAAAGAAATACAAACAAAAATTTGAAGAATTTAAGAAAGAAATTACGATGAAATTAGAGAAAGAATCACATGAAATAGGCGCCGATTATGCCAATCATACTAAAGAAGTGACACCTGGTGAGACGCCAGAAGCTAAACCAGTTGACGCTAAAGAGAGAGGTTGGCCTACACAAGGGTACAAAGAGATAAAAACAGACAAAATAAATGAAAAAGATATACAAATATTTGCTTCTTCAAGTGACACAATAGATAAATATAAACATAGATTTAAGGAAGAGTGGAAATCCAAGTTGGATGAAGCTGTTCAGAAAATGCTTAAAGATTTAAAATAAAAAGATGAAAACATTTAGTACATATAGACAAACAATGGCTGAGGCCTACAAAGAGGTAAACATATTAGAGAACGATCTAATGGGTACTCTTACTGATAAGCAGATTGCAAATTTAAAAGCGCAATGGGCTAATAAGTCTATGAGAGATGTAACTCCAGGAGTTAAAGCAACTCTTAAAAAAATGGATATGCCTACTAAAGTTTCAATTGCACAAGCTAAAGTTAATATACTTAAAGACATAGTATTCAAAGAAGACGCTGAACTAGATGAGGGTAAAGTTAAATCTTTCCTTATGGACGTAGAAGATGACGCTACTAAAATGGACTTAAATAAGTTTATTAGAAAGCATTATGGCTCTATGGGTTTAACTGCTGATGAATTAAAGAAAATGTTTTACAGAGTTAACAATGAGTCAGTTAATGAGGCAATAGATGACCAAGCAGATATAGAAGAAGGTAGAATGAAAGATATCTTTACAGCAAATCAAGAAGGCGAAAGCATTGAAAAGATTGCTAAGAAATTAAAACTTTCAATAGCAACTGTTAAAGATGTATTAGGCGAAGAATTACTTGATGAAGTAGCAGATTCAATAACACCAATGATGTTAAAGGTTCTTAAAAAAGAATACGAACCATTTAGAAATAAAAAGATTTCAGCTGCTAGAGCAAAACAGTTAATGAATATATTAGATAAATTTAATGATAAAAATTTAGAAATTCTAAAAAAACATAACATACCTTTTGTTTCAAGTGGTGCAATGTCAAAACTTATGGTTAGAAAAATGAAATGGAAAACAACAACTATAAATCCATTTAAAGAAGAATCACAACAAAATACATTTAAAGAAATGGTAGAAGGCTGGGGTGCAAGAAAAGCTTCAGGCGGATATCATGGAGATAAAAAATTCAAGAAATTAAAAAGCGAAGTTGAACCTAAAGGCGACAAAGAAATAGAAGAAGGTATGCCAGGTGGTGCTAACTCATCTAGTAAAAAAGGTAGTGTTTGGAGAAAAGCAATGAAGGCTGCTATGAAAAGAAACTACATGAGAAAAGCTGAGCATGAGCCTAAAGGAGATGAACTAAAAGAAAAATTTACAGTACAGATTACTAAAAAAGATGGTGGTCAAATAGTACATGGGTCATACAAAACTAAACCAGAGGCTGACAAATTTATTAGATGGTACAAAACTGGTCCAATGAAAGATGTTAAATCAGTTGAAGTAATTAAAGAAATGGCTAAAGATGACGCACACGCAATTGGTATGGCGGCTGCTAAGAAACATACAGGTGACACAGAGGCACCTTTAGAAAAATCTACAATTAAAAAAGGCCATGAAATTGCAGATAAGATTTTAAATAAAGAAGCAGTAGGTCATTATCAAAAACTTATGTTAACTTATGGTAAACCAGGTGGTGACGCTAAGGTTTATTATACAGACTATATGCAAGACCTCCAAAACAGAGCTCAAGAGTATAGAAAAAAAGGTTTCATAATAGGTAAAATGGGTAGAAGTGTACCAATGAATCAATTGCCTAAAAAAATGCCAATGAAAGGTAAAGAAATTAAAACTGAAAGATTGTGGTTAAAACACAAAAGAGGAGATAAAAAGTAATGGGATATTTAAAGAATAAACCAAATAGTTTAGAGGATATGGCAAAACAAATGAATATCCACACAAACGAATCTGGTTATAAAGATATGTTCAAGAAAGAATTGGACAAAACTGGTAAAGCTGGAGTTGGTGGTATGACACCTAAAGAAAAGACAGCTTTCTTTAATAAGATTGACAGTAAACATACTGCTAAAAACGAAACAGTTAAAGAAGAAACTAATTGGTCAGAGGCGGCTCAAGAACAAGAGAAAAGACAAGAAGACGCTAAGTATTTTAAAACTGAAGACAGTAAAAAAATACCACCAATATCAAAAGATAATAAACCTGGTGTTAAGATCGCTAAGATTAGAGCAATGAAAGATGGTGAAGAAGGATCAGATGATGAAGTACAAAAGTTAAAAGGTCAGGTTGATTTATTAAAACAAAAATTAGAAAACGAGAAACATAAGGCTGTTAAACCAATGCCTAATAAAGATACAGGAGAGGTTCCTTTATCTGTTGGTATTGCTTACAAACATTTAAGAGACAAAATGAAAACTGAAGCTAAAGTTAAATCAGAGTCAGAACCAGAAGCTGATAAGCCTTTAGACACAGCAGCGAGAGATAAGAAAATGATGGAGCCAAAAGGTAAAACTATGACTGGCGAACCAAAAACTCCTGTTGAAATGAATCCAAGAATCAATCACTCATTTTAGAAAAGGGTAGACTTGTTATGGACAAACTGCCTAGAATATATTGTGACATGGATGGTGTCCTTGCCGACTTTATGGTGGCTGCTAAAAAGGCAACAGGTCAAACATTTAATCAATCAAATTCAGACGAACATTGGGAAGTAATTAAGAAAACTCCTAAATTTTGGTCAGATATGCCGTGGATGCCAGGTGGTAGACAGTTATGGAGATTTATATCAAGATATCAACCACATATTCTATCGGCTTATACACCAAACGATCCAAATTGTAAACCAGGTAAGATAAAATGGTTAAAGAAGAACGTTAACCTATCTAATATGAATAGAATTAATCTGGTTAGACGAGTACAGAAACAGAATTACACAAAAACACTAGGTAAACCTACTGTTTTAATAGACGATTTCAAAAGAAATGTAGACCAATTCACACAAAAAGGTGGTATAGGAATCTACCATACCTCAACAACCAACACAATTAAACAACTAAAATCACTAGGTTTCTAATATTAAACTGTTATAAATAGTGTTAGTTATAACAATAAAGTAAATTTAAATTTAAAGGAGAGAATTATGTCTTTATGGGGAAACGATATTAAACCCAAAAATTTAACCGACGCTGAGAAGAAGGAAGTATACGCTACTGCTTCTGGCTGGGTTAGAGAAGCGGGTTCAGTTTTATCCGGTAATGATAACACTTCAGCAACACCAGAAGTTTTAGTTGCAGTGGGAGCTTTAGCTACTACTATGGGTGCAGGTGATATTACCGAAATAGAATTTATTACGACAGCATTTGATAAATCTGCTGGCGGCACACTACAAATGAGAGTAAGATTTAACGAAGACGTTACCGTGACAGGTACACCGACATTATCATTAACAAATGGTAACCAAGGTACTGGTTCTGGTAGAGGTCCTCATGTTTTATCTTATGCTTCAGGATCAAACACTAACGAGTTGGTATTCAGTTTAGTTATAGGAGCTAATAATGCTGCTACTAACGCAAACGATGTATTAACAGTTGGTACTAACGCAATGGCACTTAACGGTGGTACAGTAAAAGATAGAGGTACTAATACTAACTCTACAATTACTAACTCATCTTCTATAGGTACAGCGGCTGGTTCTTTAACAGTTGTAGCTTAATAAACAATTTTGAATAAGCTTATATTATAATACTAGTAAAATAATAAGGAGAAATAACATGGCAACAGTAAACACAATAACTATTGACAGTGATGGAGATTTCAACAGAGCTGCTGGCGGTACTATAACTGCTTCAGTGGTAATGAGTGAAGACGTAAAAGTATCAGGTACACCTGTACTTAATCTAACTAATGACAATGCTGGTCCAGGCGATGGCAGAGTACAGTGGTTAGAAATGTCAGGTCATTCTGGCGACACTATGACTTTTTCATACACTCTAGGTGCAGATGATAAAAAATCTGGCCAAGATGACGATTCAATATCAATAGGTGCTAATGCGTTAGCATTAAACGGTGGAACGATTAAAAACGAAAACACTGGTGATGACGCTACTATAACTCACCCAGCAATGGCTGGTACAGTTAAAGTATATACACCTGCTTAATATTATAACAATATTTTATAGGGGTCCTAAAAAACCCCTATATAATAATAACAATTGATGTAGTCAAATGGCTACAGTAGCATTCCCGAAAGGGTTTAAGGAGAAACAATGGCAGACAAAAAAGTAACACAATTAACAGACCTAGGTAACGCCCTAGATACAGCAGATTTATTTCATATAATTGATGACCCTAGTGGTACACCTATTAATAAAAAGATTTCGGCTGAGGATGTATTCAACAATATTCCAAGTTGGATTGCATTAAAACAAACAGCACAAACAATAACAGCAAGTGGTTCAACTCAAGCGGCGAACTTAACAACAGCTGTGACTTTGGTTGACGCTACATCGGCAACAGCACCAACAACACTAGCGGCTGCTTCAACAGATGGACAAATTAAAACAATTTTAAATGCGTCTACTGGTGGAACAAATGCAGTGACAATTACACCATCAAACTTTAAACAAGGTACAACGGTTACACTAAACGCTCCAGGTGAGTCAGTGACTATGATGTACAAGTCAAGTTTTTGGTACATAATTTCAGGAGAAGGTCACGTAGTAGCTTAATATATAATTAATAGGAGAATATTATGGTAATTGATGAAAAAATATTACAAGAGGAAAAAGAATTATTAACTAAAGAATTTAATGATTTGGCCTCTAAAATAAAACAAGTTGAATTGAATGTTGGTACTATGAAAGCAAATTTAAATGCAATCAATGGTGCTATACAACAAACAGACAAACTTTTGATAAAGGTAAAAACAAATGAAGAAATTTAAATCGTTTATAAAAGAAGAAGATTTAAAGGATTTTGAGGAAGATGTTTTAGCAGATAAGAAACCTGCTGAAACACCAACCGAAGATAACGAAAAAAAGGAAACAAAAAATGAAGACATTTAAGAAGTACTTAAACGAACATGTGGGTGTCGGTACTCCAGAGGTAAACTCTGTAGAAGATGGTAGTATTGGTGTTCATAATATACACGATCCAGAAGTATTAAAAAGAGTTAATGCTTTTGTAGGATCAATAGGTGAAAGAGAATACATTAAACCTGGTTTTGCTCTTGACGAATTACGTACTAAGCTATCTCAAATAGGATTAGAAGTTAGTCCTTGTACAATGGATGGCGACAGTGGTACAGTCACAGCAGAGGTTAATGCTCACGGAGGAAGATTTGGTAAGGACGTAGATGGTTCTGATATTAATGATGATGGTATATCTCACAGAAAAGAGGGTGGCCTTAAATTAGAGGTTAAGTACGAAACATTAAAAACAGGAACATCAAAAGTCTACGCTAAATTAGTGTAGTCAATGTTCAAAGAAATAACCAAAGATAACTGGTTACTTTTTGCACAGCATAATTATGATAATCCTACTCTAGAAAACGAGAAGGAATTCTATGAAGATATTAAAAGAATAAGATATCTAAAAAGGTTATTTCGTAAGTATACTGTAACAGGTAAACTAAAGGTAAGACTAGTAGTTAATCACTTAATAGTTTTACAAAATGTATTTGGAGTTGAGGCTGCAATAACATTATTATTATTTAAGATTGATGGAAAGTATTGGGGTATATTAAAATCTCTTTTAGAGTACCTAGAATATTTGTATCCACATGAATTAAATAATATTAAAGGTGATCCTGTAATAGAACAAATGTTAAAGGAACTATAATGAGCAGAGGAGTAGATTTATTAATAACGTATAGAGTTGTCAAGATGTTAGCAACTCCATTTAAAAAGCATGACGCTTTTAAACACGGTATAATAGATGAAAAGGGTAACGTATTAAGAAAATATAAAACTATCGCAAGCCCTATAGAAAAGAGATCATACACATTACTTCATAGATTTGTATTCAACCTAAAAAGAATACTTGCCAGAGTAGGAATTAAAGGAGCATTAGGTTCTTTTGCAGTTGCGGCTGCCCTTTTATTTAAAGAAAATAAAGAGGCTAAAAAACACCAATTGGTAATAGAAGCCGCTGTTATCACATACCTTAAACAGATAAATCAATACGATACCATGATATCGGAAGACATAAATATACCAGACATACAAGAGACGCCAATTATGAATTGTTTTGGTGTTGATGTATTTGAACAAAACGGAGAACTAATAAGCGAGTACGATTATGACCAAAAATTATAAAAAAATGATGGACGAAATCATTAATAAGATGGATGAATCCACACAAATGGGTTTCGCTGTTAAATTTGCCGCTAAAAAAGATGGTGAAATTATGACAGCATGGTATAGAGACCGAGCTGACGCTGTAAAAGCATTAGCTTTGTTAAAGAAAAAAGGACTTAACGGTATTATATCAAAACAGGCAATTGACGAAGCAACACCTGACCCTACTCAATTTGGTCCTGATAAAGTTGCAAGAGCAATGAAAATTGCTGTAAAGAGTGATGGTAATTATACTGGTGCAGTAAAAGAAATAGAAAAAATTGCTAAAGATTTATCTAAAGTATCTACTATTGCAAGAGCTTTAAAAACAGCAAACGAACAATTAGAAGAAATTAATGAAGGATATGAAGGAACTATTTTAGCATACTTAAAGAAATATGTTAATAACGCTCACTTTAAAATGAGAAAATTAATAGTTAGAAAAGGTGCCGAAGGTGTTGTGAAGACTGCTTTACAAAGAGGTGTTGCAGATAGAGCAAGTTTAATTTACACATATGAATTACCACCAATAGTTGGTGTAAACGAAGACGCTCCAGCAAATGCTACTGGTACGGCCGTTGCAGGAACAGGTGATGACAATACTGTTCATACAAAGAAATCAGAATTAGAGAAAATGGGTAGACGAGACCCTTTAATGTTTGCTAAACCAAAAACATTTAAAGAAAAAATTAAAGAAAGTGATGACAACAATAACGTTGTATTAAAAGGTGTGTTAGATAAGATTGATACTATAGAAGTTAAGATAGATGAAATGACACAACCTGAAACAGAAATCACTATAGAAGAAAAGAAAGAGTATAAAACTTTTAGAGATAAGTACAATGCTTAAA